CTGCGCCGATCTGGCGTCCGGGCGGTGCGACCGTCCGATACCAGATCCAGCCCGAGGCCCTGGCCGCGCAGATCGTGTGGCAGGAGCGGGACAACGCCGACGACCCCGCGCAATACGAGCGAGCGCTTGTCGAAGGCCTGATGTCGAAAGCCTTGTACGCCGAGGACCGGGTGTTCGCGTCGTCGGTCATGCTCAACTCCTCGTGGGCGTCGACGAACCGGCTGGAAGGCGTCTCGTCGTCGCCGACGGGGCTCCAGTTCCTCTCGTTCGCGCAGTCGGGCTCGGACCCGATCGGCGTGATCGAGCGCGGCCGCGACATCGCGCGCACGCAGACGGGCGGCGCCGCGGTGCCGAACGTGCTCGTCGTGTCGGCGGACGTCGATCGCACGCTGCGGTCGCACAGCCAGATCCAGACGAAGATCAACGCGGCGATCTCGGGCAACGGCATCCTGACGGGTGCGGCGAGGCGCGAGCAGATGGCCGGGATCTTCGGGGTCGATCGCTACGTGGTGATCGACGTGGCGCGGGTGACCAGCGTCGAGGGCAACGCGACTGTCACGACGACGGACCTGTCGTCGGGCCAGATGTGCCTGATGCACGCGCCGAGCTCGCCGAGCCTGGTGAGCCCCGCCGCGGTCAAGCTGTTCGAGCTGCGCGGCCCCGCGGTGACCGGCGTCGGCGCCGTCCGCCGCTGGACCGACGACCGGCTCCGCAGCGACATGATCGAGGCGATGATCGGCATCGACGCGCGCGTCACCGCGAACGTCGCCGGCGTGCACTTCGCGACGTGCCTGGCGTGACCTGATGAGGGGCTGACGCGATGACCTGGACCTACGACGTCACGGCCCGAACCGACCGAACCCGCGTGCGCGAGCGCGTGGGCGACGTGTCGTCCACGGAGCCGCTGGTCGAAAACGAGGTCATCGATGAGGCCCTGACCGAGCTCGGCACGGTCGGGCTCGCATCGTCGCGTGTGGCGCGGCTGATGCGGGCCCGGCTCGTGCGGCTCCCCGACCGCAACATCGAGGGCGTCAACGTCACGCGCGCGCGGCTCGAGGCGATGGACGACCTCATCCGCTCGCTCGACGCCGAAAGCGGCTACGGCGCGGTGCGCGCGACCATGACCGCGGGCGGCACGTCGCGCAGCGCGGAGATCGCCGCCATCGATGATCCCGATTACGAGCCCGTGTCCGCGGGCTGGGCTGACGAGCGCGTGCGATGATCACCGTCGAGATCGATGACGCGCGCCTGTCGGCGACCGTCGAGCGGCTGGCGCTGACCGGTCTCCGCGAGTCGACGCTCACCGAGATGACGCGCACCGCGCAAGACCTGGAGGGCGAGATCTCGCGCCAAATCGTGCAGCGGCTGACGAAGCGGCCGCGCGGCGGGCTTGCGCGCTCGTGGCGCACGACCATCGAGGTCGACCGCGACGACGTGCGCGCCGTGGTCGCGTCGAACCTGCCCTACGCGCGCATTCAGGACCAGGGCGGGACCATCTACCCCGTGCGCGCGCGCAGTCTCGCGATTCCCGTCGAAGGCCCGGGCGGCCCGCGGCCTGGCCAGGGCCCGCGGCTGTTTGGCCGACCGCTTGAGTATCGCCCTGGGCGCAATGGGCGCGGACGACTCGTCGAGGTGCGTGGAAGAGGCGCACGCGCTCGCGAGATCACGCGCTACATTCTCGCGCCGTCGGTGCGAATCGAGGGCGAGCGGTACATCGACGCGGCCATCGCCGTGATCGACCCTACCGGCGCGCTCGCGGACCGCGTGGCGCGCGACGTGCGCACCGCCTGGGAGGGCTGACGCGTGGCCTCGCAGCGACACCAGGTCCTTGCCGCCGTGCGGACGCAGCTCGAGGCCATCACCGCGGCCCCGTACGAGATCGTCGTGGCACAGGTGCGGCCGTGGCTGATCCAGCCCGCCGAGACGCCGCACGGACTCGGCGACTCGTGGTGGGTCGGCTACCGCGCCGAGGCGTCGGTGGCGACGTACTCGCACGGCCAGGTCGAGTGGCGGATGCCGCTGACCGTGGTGCTCGCGCGTACGCGGGCCATGAGCGCGTGGACGAACGCCGAGCACGACGACGGGACATCGATCGAGTGGATGCTAGAACAGGCCTCGCGCGCGCTCGACGCCGCCAAGGCCGCGCTGGCCGGGCCCGCGACGCATCGGCTCGACGGTTACGCAATCATGACCGAGGTCGTGAGCGTCTACGACGAGAGCGGCATGTCGCCCGCGGCGCTCCGCGAGTCATCGAGCGCGGGCGATCGGATGGTCGTGTTCGCCGTCGCCAAGTTCTCCGTCCGTTACCACGAGCCACAGGGGGTTACATCGTGAACGTCACCACCATGCGCACCGAGGCGTCGACTTCGGTCATCACCGCGACGCTCGCGCAGGGCGAGACCGCGCCCGCCGTCGGCGCGTCGGTCGTCGTCGATGGCGCCGCCGACGCCACCGGGACCGTCGTCGCGGTCGTCGACAACACCATCACCATCGCCGCCAACGTGCGGCTGGCCGAGCTCGTGCGCGATGGCGCGCGCGTGATCGTGGAGGTCTGAGATGGGTCTACTCGTACAGCACGCGATGGGGCGCGACCTGCGCGCGTTCGCGTCGGTCCAGACCGCCTATGACACCGCCGTCCGCCCGATCGCCGCGCACGCGCTCCGCGTTCGCTCGGTCGAGTTCACGCCCGAGAACGGGCGCGAGGACCGGATGGACAACCGGCCGACGCGCTCGCTCGTCTCGCGCATCACCACGGGCTATTCGCTCGCGTGGAAGGCGTCGAGCTACTTGCGTCCGAGCGGCACCGCGGGCACCGCGCCCGACGACTTCGACCTGTGGACGTCGGCGTTCGGCACCGAGACGATCACCGCGGGGACCTCGGTCGCGTACACGCCGAGCAACAGCCAGGCGCAGCGCATGTTCACGCTGACTCGCGGTCACCTCGGCGTGCTCTTCGATTCGGCCGTCGGCTGCGTCGTGAACAAGATGGCGTTGAAGGTGGACGGGCCGAACCCGCCCGAGCTGACATGGGAGGGGTTCGCGCGGCGGCGCATCCTCGCCGCGCCGCTTACGCTCCAGACCGGCACGACCGGCGCGACGTGGGTCGCGACCAACAACGAAGGTCAGATCGCCCCAAGCGTCGGCGCGCTCTACTACCAGGCGGGCGCGGACAACAGCGGGGCCGGGTTTCGCGTCGACGCGGTCGGCGCGGCAAACTCCGGCGGCGGTGGCTTCACCAACGTCACCGCGGAGTCGTCGCACGGTATGTCGGCGGGCTCGCTGCTGCTGCCGTTCCTGCCGTCCGAGACGCTGGCGGGGCAGCCCGTCGCGGGTATCGCGGGCTCGGTGTCGTGGGGTCCGATCACGTTCTCGCGCGACACGATGCGCGTCGTCGGGCTCGACCTCGAGCTTGACAACCAGTCGAAAGCGCACACCGACGAGGCGCTGACGCGGTTCAGCGCCGACGTCACGCTGGGCCGTCGCCGCGTCACCGGCACGCTGCGGTGTCGCGTCACCGCGAGCAACGCGATCGAGTTCGTCCGCAACTTCAACAGCAACTTCGTCGCGACGTACAACCCGATCGCGGCGACGGTCGTCATCGGCACCACCGCGGGGAGCATCGTCACGATCTCGCTCCCGCGCCTCGAGGTCGGGTCCGCATCGCTCAACGCGCCCGAGTCAGACGAGATGATCGCCGAGATCCCGTTCGTCGCGCTCGCGTCCGCCGAGACCGCGGCCGACGAAATCAGCGTGACCTTCACCTGACGCGCGTCTCCGTGCTACGCGTGAGGCGTGCGCTTCACGACGATCACCGGCACGATCACCCACACCCCGAAGATCCCAGGCAACGAGGACGGCACGCTGACCGCGGTCATCCGCCCGGCAAGCGTCCGCGACGTCGACGCGATCTCCGTCCAGCTCGCCGCGTCCGTGCCCTCCGAGCAGATGCAGGCCGAGCTACAGACCGCCGTGCTCCGCGCGCACGTGGTCGAGGTGCGCGGGCTCGAGATCGATGGCGCGTTCGTGGCCAACATCGACACGCTTCTGGAGATGCGCGACCGGCTCCCCGCGGCCGCCGCGTCGCTGTTCGGCGACCTGTTCGTG